CTTGGAACCACGCTAAAATATTATGTCAAAGACGGAACCAGTTTTTACGATATAACACCATTAAGAGACACAAACACGGGTACGGCAACCTTTACTAGTGAAAGTGGAAGCTCCACTATTACAGTAACTGATTCTTCGCACGGCGCTGTGCAAAATGATTTTGTTACTTTTACTGATACCGCTACTTTAGGCACTAGTAATATTACAGACACTGTTCTTGACCAAGAATACCAAATAGCAACCATTGTAAACGCGAATAGTTACACTATAGAAGCTAAAGATACTTCTGGCGCTACGGTTACAGCTAATGCAACTGTTTCTGGAGGCGGTGGCGGTTCTACAGTTGCCAAATATCAAATCAATGTAGGACTAGATGATTATGTTTCTGGTTCAGGTTGGGGAGCGAGTACATGGGGTGATTCTACTTTTGGTTCTGCTTCTGCACTTGCGTTTAACAACCAACTAAGAATATGGACGCACGATAATTTTGGCGAAGACTTGGTTATGAACCCAAGAGCAGGGGGTATTTTTTATTGGACCGAGAACAACGGAACAAGTGTGCGTGCTCAAAGTTTAACGGATTTAGGTGCAACTCTTCCTCCAACCGTTGCTTTGCAAGTGCTTGTTAGCGACATTGACAGGCATGTTATTTGTTTGGGTGCTGACCCTTTAAACGATGCGGGCACAGCCAGAACAGGTGCCATTGATCCTATGTTTATTGCTTGGTGTGACCAAGAAAACATTAATGATTGGAACCCTACTTTAACAAACACGGCGGGATCTTTGCGTTTGTCTGCTGGGACACAAATTATTGGCGCACTTCGTTCTCGGCAAGAGATACTAGTTTGGACAGATGATGCGTTATACAGTATGCGGTTTATTGGTCCTCCCTATACTTTTGGCGTAAACCTAATTAATTCAGGGGTAGGTATGGTTGCCCCTAAAGCCGCTGTTAATACCCCAGCAGGGGTATATTGGATGGATCGTTCCGGTTTTTATAACTACAACGGTACGGTTTCAAGAGTGCCTTGTTCCGTGCACAACTATGTGTTTAACGATTTTAACCAAAACCAATCGTTTAAAGTGTTTGGTTATTTAAACCGACAGTTTAACGAAGTCGGTTGGTTTTACCCTTCTGGAAGTTCTTCAGAAATAGACAGGTATGTTGTTTTTAATTACCAAGAAAACGTTTGGTATTATGGACAAATGACACGCTTTGCTTGGTTGGACGAAGGCGTGCAACCTTATCCAAGGGCCACGGGCACCGATACATATAACTATGTCTACAGACACGAGACTGGAAACGACGCAGACGGAACGCCTATGGACAACGTTTACATTGAATCGGCTGATTTTTCATTGGACGGCATAGGAAACGCGTACACACAAGTACAAAACGCAATTCCAGACGTGCGTTTTTTAGGTAGTGGCGGTTCAGGTCAAGTCGTTAATTTTGTGTTAAAAACTAGAAATTATCCAAACGAAAGCTTAACAACTAAAAGCACAAGCCAAGTAACCGAAAGCACAGAAAAAGTAGATTTAAGAGGTCGAGCACGACAAGCAGTGGTTAGACTAGAGTCTGATGACGACGCAAGCACTGAAGCAAGGCTTGGTGTGGGGTGGAGACTTGGAGATATGCGATTAAACACCAGACCGGATGGCAGGAGATAATGGCACGATTACTTGATACACGTTTGCCCACAGCAATGGGAGACGTTGACTCTGATCTTTTTAATAGATTGGTAAGAATTTTAGAATTAAACCTACAAGGCTTTGATCCTACAGCAACTTATCAGTATACTAATACTACTCGCGACCAAAATTTGTTTAGTCGTGGAGACATCATCTGGAATTTGACAGAAGACAGTCTGCAAGTTTTTGATGGATACAAGTGGCAAACATTATACGCGCCGGACGGAAAAGGCGTGAAAGCCGCAGGACAGCTTGGAAAATTAACCGTATCAACAAACGGTGCAACCACGGTTCCTATATTATAATGCCTATCAAAAAAGTAAGCGGAGGCTACAAGTGGGGTAAGTCTGGAAAGATTTATCCAACGAAAGCCGGAGCACAAAAGCAAGCCCAAGCAGCATACGCTTCGGGGTACAAAAACGGAGGACCTGTGGCAGGAAAATACGGTGGAATGAAAGGCATTGCCGGAATTGCGGCAATGACACCTGTGGGAGCAAGAGGCACCAGAAACAGGCCCGGCGGTAGAAACACAAAAATGCGTGGAAGAATGCAAGCAGGGGTCATAGAAGAAAAGCAAACAAGGGCAGACATGAATGAGATTGCTCGTTTAATTAACCCTCAAACATACATGGCTCAAGGCATGTCTCCAGAAGAGGCAACGGCTAAAGCAATGGAAATGAAAGATATGTATGGAACACCGGAAGAATACAGAAAGTATAGGTATGATAAAAACTTTGGTATGGGTAGTGAATATGGCACTGGAGAAGAATTAAGGGCTGCTGGTATAGATGCAATACCAAGCGCTGCAACCAGTTTCGGAATGCCTAAAAACTTTATAGAAGAAATTATGTCTTATTTTGAAAAGATTGGAACGTTTGCGGGTGCGCCTGCACCAAGCGCATTGGCCGATGAAGTGGCGAAATTTATTAAGAACAACCCATTGGGCAATAGAAGATTACCACCATGGTTAACTGGCGGAGGCGGCGGATAGTATGAATATGTATGCTGGAGGTCTTGACGACTCCATTTTTAGTTCTGATCTACCAACAGTAGAAAGTTTAGGTATGCCTATAACTATGACGCCTATGGATGCGATTAAATTTGCTGGGTGGTACAAAGACAAATTCGGCCATGGTCCAATGGGCCCTCAAGAATGGATACAGTTTGGAGACCTTTGGAAAAAAGAAAGCGGTTATTCCATGGCAGGAACTACTCCGGGGAGTCAAGGTTCTTTTTTAGACCAGTATTTAAACGAAAGAAACAATTACAAAGACGAGACAACTTCTTTGCCACCAGGGCCAACAAACAATTATGTTCAGTCCTCTGTTGTAGACTATTCTGAAGATCAATTGGACGAGTGGGGACACCCGAAAGAAGCCAACGAAGGTGATATTTTTACAGACGGAGAGGGAAATGTGTACAAAGCACACACTGCTCAAACCGTTAATGAAGTGGGAGAAGTAATCAGTGAAGAAATAGAATGGCGTCCGTACACAGGTTCTGCGTCTCCTGGTTCCGGTTCCGGTTTTGAGATTACTGATATCTTTGACATTTTGTCCGGTAAAGAAGGTCTTGAAGGAGATTGGAAAAGAGCAGGAATCTGGGGACTTCTTGGACAAATAGCCGGAGGACAATTCGATCAAGGTATTGGTGCAGGGTTGCCGGGAGCTTTAGGTAACATATTGGGTATTTTTGGACTTAACCAAGGACCCGTAGGAGACGCGGCAAGTTCAGGTGATTGGAAAGAGTTGTTGAAGTTATTGCTTATGGGCAAAAAAGACGCAGAGTTTATAAAAGGAATGGAAGTACCTACGGGTCAAATGGACGCACAGAGTGAAATAGGAAAGCAGTGGGGTTTACCCACTCGAGAAAGCATGGTCTTGCAAGGTCTTGGTCCAAACTACTTACAAGGACAAAAATATGCCATGAACCTGGGCCAAACAACACCTGCGGCCACACACACTGTGGGAATGCCTTATATTGAGAAAGGCAAACATGGTGGTATTATGGGAATACAACAAAGTTATGGTGACATCACGCCTGCTTTTCTTGAGCCTGGCGAATTTGTGTTTACCAAAAAAGCAACCGACAACATTGGGGCAAAAAGACTTTATAAACTGATGAAAGAAGCTGAACAAATGGGAATGAAATAATGTCAAACGGAGACGATAACAGCACTACACCAACATACGCAGCAACCTATGGTCCAGAAAGCACCATAGGTTTTGAAGCACCTTGGGTCGAACAAATGCGACGCGGGTATCTTGATAACTTGTGGAACCTAACAAGGCAGCCAATGCCTGTTCCAATACGAGGTGTTGCAGGACTTGACCCGTTTGAAATGGGTGCAAGAGCACTGACTCCTGGACTTGGTGGATTTCAACCTTATCTGCAACAAGCAGGCGGTGCATACGGACAAGGGCTCGGGGCCCTGGGCCAAGGTGTGCAGGCAGGGTTTGCAGGCGCACAGGCATACGATCCAAGTATGGGTCAAGCTTTCTTTAACCCTTACGAAGACCAAGTGGTACAAAGAAGTCTTGATGATGTGTATAAAAACTTCGCCCAACAAGACATGCAAGCAAGATCCGGTGCAGTAGGCGCAGGAGCCTATGGCGGCGGTCGTGGAAGACTGATGGCACAAGAACGATTTAACCAATTGGGCAAAGGCATGTCGGGCACAGCCGGGCAATTGAGATCACAAGGATATTCTCAAGCGCAACAACAAGCACAAAACGCTTTCATGGACCAGCAACAAAGAATGCAGCAAGCAGGTCAAATGGGTATGCAGGGTGCCGGTATGTACGGACAACTTGGATCGGGGATCATGGGCCTCGGACAAACAGGACAACAACTTTTACGTAATCAAATTGCAACACTGTCGGGTCTTGGGCAAACTGGAAGAGGTATACAAGATGCAATGTACGGTTCTCAATACGACGCTTCTTCTCAATTGGCCAAAGAACCTTACCAAAGAATGCAGTTCCTTGCGCAAATGTTACAAGGAATGTTCCCGCAAGGACCAAGGACAGGAATCACAACGACGTATAACCCATATAGACAAGGGCAACCAGGATGGGATAAATTTTTTGATGATTATTTTGGAGCCGTTTGATGCCGGGCTGGAGCAAAAGACCTTTATTTAAAAACCCCACCATGATGGTAAATGGTGGTTATGTGGGTATGCCTAAAGGCATGAGTATTCCTGGGTATCAAGATGGGAACGTGGTCGAAGAAATGCCCACTGATTTTTCACAAAGAGCAGGCAACAGGGTAACTGAAATAATAGACAACACTTCGATTAGCCCTTATTTAGCTGAAGTCGGGTTTTTTGAAGACCCTTCTTTTGAAAAATATGTGGCTGGAGCAAGGCTGTATAATGAAAATGCCAAGACGGCTGTTGCGTTGGGCTTTGGTTCAGCGGCACCTTTCGTTGCGGATTCAATAGGCGCACTACGAGACGGTTATCAAGAAATGATGCGAAGCTTTAAACAAAGGCGAGGAGAAGATTCAGGTGGTATAAAAAGCATTCCTGGATATGGGCAAGGAAATGTGGTTCAAGGTGGGAATATGTTCGAAGAAATGCCTGCCTACAGACAAGAACAACTGGCTAAAGAAACCGAGTATCAAAAAGCAATTGAAAAAACAGCAAGTCTTTTTTTGAACCCTTTCCAAGGTTTGCTTAGAGACTATGATTCTAACCTTCATTATTTTGCTAAAAACCTTTCTGGCGGATATCAAATTCCTAAAGAACAGGTCATGCAAGATTTAAGAAAATCTATAAGCGCCCAAAGAAAAGAGATGCCTGTAAAAGAAGGGTTTATGGGAAAAGCTCGTAGACGTTTTTCCGGTGTTGACAAGGCTTCACCTATGTCTAAAGAGATGTTGGATGCGGACGGGCTTGAAACAAAGTCCGAAGGAATAATGGAAAAACTTCAAAAAAAGATGGGCGGCTTTAATAGTTTAGGGAATGCTGAAGACATTAATTTTGCGCCTACAGGACTGGCTTCAGGCGGCATCGTCGGACTGGAGAACGGTGGCATGATGCCTAAGTTGTTTGAAGGCGAAGAGATTGTAGAAACCAATCCAACCATAAATGCGATGGCGGCTCAAGGCGGCGGTGGTCTTTCTGCAGAGGCGCTTCCAGAAGCGGATGTTCGTGGTGTTCCAAGTGCTCCAAATGAACGTGGAATCGTGTCTATGGCTGTAGAGGCAGAAGAACTTGCAGAAGAAGACAACCCGATTGTTACAGCAGCGAAACAAGAAGCCAAAGAAAGATTACGTTTAGAGTTTGACATAGTAAAAAGCACAGCGGCTGCGGACGCAGCGCAGGGAAGAGATCCCTCTTTCATTATTAAAGAAAGTATGGACAACCTTGCTCGCTCCGCTAAAAGCATAGAACAAGAAACCGTAGAAAAATACCCTGAGATTCCACTGAACACTGATTTACTTAACAGCCAAGACCTTGAGCCTTATCAACAAGAATTGGTTTCTGTGTTTGAAATGCCTGCTCAAAATGAAGAAATTCCTTTGGAAAAAGATTCGATTGTTATGGCAAAAAACGGAGGCCTTATTCCAGGGTATCAAGATGGGGACGTGGTTTTGCCTCCCGAATGGGCTTGGATTGACCAAGAATTTATTGACGCAGGTTTAAGTTTAGAACAAGCCGAAGCAGAGATGATTAAAAA